GGACAAAGGCAATTAGACTATGCGCATGAAGTACTGAACAGTGTTGAATTAGGCAAGAATTACGAGATGCGTATACAGAAGTGCAAAAAGACTCCACCGCAACTTCGAACCGCTCATTTATGGTGTGCTGAGATAGCTCAAGCATCTGAATGCTACACCATGGAACAGATTAAGCTGAGAATGAAACAGGCTTATGGAGTGCTGAGAACTGTTGAAGTGTTTGGTGAGGTGCAATTAGAGCTTAAATCTTGGGCCGATTATGATGTAGAAGAAATGCGCACATTGATGGAAGGCATACAGGAATTTGCGGCAAATTACGGCATAACTTTGACTAATCCAGATGATGCGGGGCGAGATGAAAGGCACTAATCCAAGCAAAGAAGAATCACAGTACTGGAATGATCTTGTAAACCTAGTTGGTTGCGTTGCGTGTAATTTCGGGCTGAATAAGTTTAATGATCACTGTTCAATTCATCATATTGACGGTAGAACAAAGCCGGATGCACATAAGCGAGTATTGCCATTATGCGCTGCACATCATCAATGTAATGGATCGGCAATAGCAGTGCATCCTAATAAGGCACGATTTGAAGCTGAATTTGGTAAGCAGTACGATTTGAAAGATAGAGCGGATCAGATTTTACGTGATAATGAATGTCATGTGCCGGTGATTGAGGATAGAAAAGGCATATTGAAGCATGGAATCTATTTGGCACAGGATTGCATATGAGGCGTGCGGCGAAGGTAGACGCGAATCAATCAAATTTAGTCGAATTTTTTCGAATGATGGGGTGTTCAGTGGAAAGCCTAGCGGCTGTGGGTAAAGGGGTTCCTGATTTATTGATTGGATATAGGGGTAAAAATTATTTAGTCGAAGTGAAAGATGGCGCAAAAGCCCCAAGTGAGCAAAAGCTAACACGAGCACAAGTTGAATGGCATGAGTCGTGGAGAGGGCAAAAGATTGTAATTAATAGCATTGATGCAGCAATTGAATTTATTAAGAGTTTATAGGGGTGAATAATGTCGGATGAACATCAAGCGTTGTGCATTTGGGGATCATGGGCAAAGGATAGATCACGAGTAAAGCTATCCTCTGGCCATTCAATACTGTATAAAATATCAATTGAATCTATACGCCCAAAATATTGCAGGCCAATGCACAGGAAAGGCATTAAAGCAGAAATGGCTAATATGTTCCGTCCGCCATGCCCAAAACAGCCATTTGTATATAACCCACAAGTGCAAGAAAAAGACGCGGATATGATGAGCGTAATGGAGCGGATTGATAAAAGGGTTATGTCACTAGATGATAAACTCAAACAAACAGCATGTGCATATTACAGGGACCATCCGAGAGCTGGCTGGGATTTCTTAGTCAAGCATTTAGGGTTCAGCAGAGGATCAATATATAACTATTTAAATGAAATTAAGAATGAGATAAAAATTGAACTTGATCACATTAGGTAACATTGCAATATTTGAACTTTATGTATACAATTGTTCTATTATCAACTAATTGTCGATAATGCTTTAACCTAAGTTGTTACGAAAATTTATACCGGTGATAACCTGCGCTAACAGGCCACCAAGTTATGTTATCCGCTTTCGGCGGTATACCGATTCTTAAACTGTCCCTCTGGCAAGATAGAAAGTTTAAATTTCGGGACGAATCAGAGAATAACGCACTGCAAAGCTCGGTGTTAAAATACAGCAAATTAAACTACCGCACAGGTAGCGCAAAGTGGTTTCTCTCCGTTTCCACAATGCACTCGGCCCCTTAATTTGGGCTTTTTTTATGACTTCCACCCCACTCGCTTAGCGCCAATACAGTTCTCCACCCTCTGTATGCTAAGCGGGTGTCTTGGGATTATTACACGCCTCTAATATATCGCGGCACTTATTGAGACGATCGGTCTCGACAAAGTAGCGGATTAACTTGATTAAACGGGCTGATGACTCGCTCGCAATGCCTGATTTGAGCATGCGCTGCACTTGTTGAAAGAATTACATGAGAGAACTAGCGTGACAGAAGTTGAGAGTGAGTTTTACTTACGAGCTTTAGAAATTGTGATTAAGTCTAGTCCGATTGTCATCGTCTGCATAACTCTATGTGTGATTACCTTTTTTGCGTGGAAAAGCTATCAGCTAGCAAGATCAAGCTCAAAGCTATTCCAACATCACACTGACAACTCTGATAAAATCACAAGCACAGCGTTAGAAATTAGCCAACAATTAGAAAGCTATCAAAAGACTATGATTCAAGCGGTGGCCAGTAATTCTAAGCGAATTGATGAGCATGATGAGATATTAAAATCACATGATGCACGATTGACTCGACATAACGAGCAAATTAACGAGCATACAGCCGTGATAGTTGACTTTAAAAAGCGTGGGTTGAATTGATGAAAAAATTATTAGCTTTGTTACTGTTGCCGATTTTGTCTTATGCATCGGTTTATGAAATTTTGATTAGCGTTGAATCTGACAATGCGCCTGTCATTACTACTCAAATTGTCAATGATGAGCCAACGCCAGAACCTGATCCAGAACCTACGCCTGATCCTACGCCAACACCTGAACCAACACCAACGCCTCCGCTGGTAGTGGCCGGCACATGGACAAAAAGCGCGACTGGGTTTCAATCTGTTTGGTCTGCTCCAAGCGACATTTATTCAAACTCGAAACGAATATTCTCGTATAGCTCGGGGGCTTGGGATCCGGTTGCAAAAGAATACTGGATGTTCGCAATGGGCGGCCATTTAGATCAGATTGATAACAGCATCTACAAATACAATGGTGTTACTACTAAAGTACTAAGTCACCAACCGCACGCGGCTAACGGCGTTGATTATGTTGTCTATGGGCCTGCTGTACCATACAAGCTCAATAACGGATTTATGCGGCCAATGTCAGCACATACTTATTCAGGTTCAGTTGTTATTGGTGAGTGGCTATATAGCTCACGTTATGCGCCACATAACCCGAATGGCGGGGCTTCCGGCGGTGATTGGCGATACAATACATCAACTGGACAGATTCAAGAGTTAGCGCAAAATCCTCAAGCGCCTGCTGCTGTGGCTGTCAATGTAAACGGTGTTTTGTTTCATTTCGGCAACACTGGATTGAGCAGATTAAACGCTGATTTAACTTACACTAATGATAATTACACGGATGGTCATGGCTGGCTGCAGTCATCACAACCGTTATACGCATGTGGCGCATATGATCAAAATTCAAACCGTGTAATAGTTGCTCAGCCACTTGGGATTGCAGTATGGCAAGTCAATAATGTGACTGATGCAGTTCAATTATTCCCAAGCTGGACTGGTGCGACGGAAATTGTAGGCGCTGGTAAGTCGGGCTGCGGTTACTCAAGCACGCTGGGCGGTGTACTCATCTATAATCAAGATATAAGCATGAGTGATGTATTTTACGTTGATGTAACTAATAACGTGATTACACGCATTGATATAAGTGGCACGCCAGACACGATTAACATGTCTGGCGAAGGTATATATAATAAATTTTATGCGGATGGTAACAATGTTTACCTGTTCACTGATCCGAATACACTTTTCAGCGCGGGGCTAAATTAATGATAGGTAATTGGATAGTAATGACGAGCGGCACGACTGGAGGCGGAAATTTATCACTAGACGCGGTTTCAGGATATCCAACTATTGCAAATCAGTTTGCTAACTCAGTGCGGTTTCAGTATGTGTTACTTAATGATGCGGATGGTAAGCCCGTAGAAGCGGGCATTGGCTACGTGACAAGCGGCACTACGTTAGTACGCGAGGTCGTTATAGCGACGTACGTCTCGGGCACATACTCGAGTTACCCGAGCGCGGCGAGTCTTACGGGTACTACTCGCGTAATTGTAACGCCGCTAGCCAATGGCGCGGGGCCTGTTCTAACGCACATACACTCGGGCGCGTCGCGCTATTACTTTATGCAAAATTACAATCACACGGGTGCAGACACAAAGGCTTTAACCGCAAACGTGACACTGTTTATTGCGGGGCCGGTTGCGGTTGCGGGTAAAATATCGGGCATGGTGTGCAACATAACGACCGCGGCGGGTACGGGTTCAAACAAGCTCCGCATGGGGATATATTCAGTCGGGGCTAACGGCTCACCGGCGGGCATTATCGCCGAGACAGCGGACGGGCTGCCAAACAGCACGGGCGAGAAGTCGCTCGCGTTCAGCTCGGCTATATCACTCCCGCCTGCACACTACTACTTAGCGGTAATATCTGACGTCGGGCCTACACTGAGAGCCTCAGCCGGAGGGAGCACTAAAGGCAACCTCACAAGCCCGTTAGGGAGCAACGGGTTTAGCGCACAATACGGGTTTGGTACAGATAATAATGGGGGCTCCACACATTCGGGGTGGACGACAATGCCCGCGTATGTCGGTCTGAGTCTAACGTCTATGGCGGCGGACTTCTCGCCCATTATTGGCTTGGTGCTCGCATAATGGGTCTGTTTTCTGTTGGTGTAGTTTCGGTTGGTCTGATGATCGAAATTGAGGTTTCGGGCGGTGGCGCGACTTATACATTAACTGCCGAGAGTGGGTCATATAGTTTAACTGGTACAGCAAACGCATTAACAGCATCGCGAAAACTCACTGCATCAAGTGGATCGTATGCGTACACAGGCACTAATGCAGCACTAAGCAAAACAACTGTATTAGATGCAGCAACTGGCGCATATGTATATACAGGCACTGCAGCAAGCTTAGTGGCATCAAGAGCGATAACAGCAGCATCAGGAACATATAATTATACGGGTACGGCTGCGGCATTATTAGCGTCGAGAGTTATAATTTGTGCTAGTGGTTCTTACGTATACACCGGAACAAATGTAACTCTTACATATAATACTGTTGGCTCATCTACACTAACTGCTGACAGTGGAGCTTATAATTTTTCAGGCACAGCAGCAGCGCTAACAGCTAGTCATGTATTAGCAGCGGCAAGTGGAACTTACACATACACAGGTACTAACAACGCGCTAAACCGGCAGTACTATATTAGTGGTGACTCAGGCTCGTTTCTATACACAGGTACGAATGCAGCTCTTACTAAGAGCAGTAAGCTAGTTGCATCAAGTGGATCATATTTATTTACAGGCACTAACAATGCATTAACATCTAGTGTTGTTGGGGCAGTACCTCAAATACCAGGCGCTATAAAAGTAGGTACAAGGTCAATAACTTGGGGTGCAGCGGTAGATAAAGTAGATGATAATCGAGGTAAGGAATATGAATATCAGTTTTCTAACAATCGTAAATTTTGGACATAGGAAATAACAATGGCAACGTATCAAAAGTTTAATCAGACTGTGGAAGACGTGATGGAAGGTGTTTACACAGCATCGACCGACCAATTTACAGTTGCATTATGTGCAACGGCATCAGCACCAGTAGCCGCTAATTCAGTATTGGCAGACTTAACACAGATTGCATATACTAATTTATCATCAAGAAATTTAACAACAATCACAAGTAGCCAAACAAGCGGCACATTTACACAGCTGTTTGCAGACTTAACATTAACGGCTTCTGGCGGTGCGGTAGCTACATTCCGTTATATTGTTATTTATAATAATACGCCGACATCACCCGCCGACCCGCTAGTGGGCTTCTATGACTACGGCGCCTCAGGTGTAACTCTAGCGGATGGCGAATCACTGCTAATTGACTTCACAACCTCAACCTTTACGTTGGTATAGATATGAAAATAGAAGGTAAATCAAAAGAACTACGCGATGTACTGCAAGCTAAAGTAGACCCAATGCAAGCTCAGGTAGATGAACTACATAATAAATTAAGTGCAGTACTTGTAGAAATGGAACCGCTACGTAATAAAGAGCGAGAGATTCGCAATACAATCAAAGAAGTGAATCAAAAGCTTGCGAGTGTAAAAGCGCTACTTGGTGACACTATCAGAGCGGCTGGCGTAAAAAATGCAGATTTGCAAACAGCTATGCTTAACTCGATAGAATCACAGATATAGGTGATACTATGAATCATGTAGGCAGGCCATCAGACTATAAAGAGGAATATTGCGATATAGTCATGGATGTTGGTAGATCAGGCGGTAGTGTCGTTAAAATGGCTATAGCTTGCGGTACCACAAAGCGAACTCTGTACACATGGGCTGATAATCACGAAGAATTTTCACACGCCTTCAACTATGCGCGTCAATTATCCCAAGATTGGTGGGAGTCATTAGGGCAGAGATGCATGATAATGGAGCAAGGCGCTGGTACATTCTCACAGTCTGCATGGTCGCGTTCAATGGCTGCTAGATTTCCTGAAGACTGGCGCGAAAACAAGTCTGTGTCGGTAGGTAGTGAGCCTGAAAAGCCTGTATTAGTTGATCATACGCATAGCTTTGATACTACATCAATCATAAGTACGGTCTCAGATATACTTGATAAATTCGAAGAAGCAGAGGATAAACCCGAGTAACGTATTAGTAATTAACTGGTGGAGTTAAAATATATGCGCAGTGGTATCTTGATGTGGTTAGTATAAACCAGAATGAATGGCATTAAATCACTAATAGAATACGCGCAAAAATCCAGTTTTAAACAGATAGTTGTGCTTTATGAGGTATTGAAGCAAGACCCCACTTTTACAGATGCATGCAAGGCTGAGTTTGGGAAAGCTGATAGATATTATTTACTCACACAGCTATTACATAGAGAGGATGCATATCATCCTTGGTTATATGAACGGTGCCGAGAAGTTGAGCGTGATCGTGATGAGCATTTAGATTTGTGGTCAAGGGGCCATTACAAAAGCACGATCATAACTTTTGCGGGTACTATCCAAGAAATACTTTGTAACCCCGAAATAACAATCGCGATACTCTCTCACACTAAGAAGATAGCTCGGGACTTCGTTAGTCAGATTAAGCAGGAATTTGAACTTAACGAAGATTTAAGGCGAATATATCCAGACGTGCTGCATGATGACCCAAAGCGTAATGCTTTAGTATGGTCTCTTGATGGTGGGATTATCGTTAAGCGCAAGACGAATCCGAAAGAAGCAACGTTAGAAGGTCATGGTCTAGTCGATGGCATGCCCACCGGAAAACATTTTAACTTACGTATCTATGACGACGTTGTAACGCGGGAATCTGTGAACACTCCTGACCAGATACTAAAGACCACTGAAGCATGGGAACTAAGTCAAAACTTAGGAGTACCAGGCGGTAATTCTCGTAGATGGCACATAGGCACTAGATACAATTACGGCGACACATGGCAGGTATTAATAGATCGTGGTGTTGTTACTCCACGCGTTTATGCGGCTACTGATAACGGTGGTTTTGACGGCAATCCAGTTTTCCTCAGTCGTCGCGAGTGGGAACAGAAAAAGCGTGATGAGTCAGATTACACGATAGCTTGCCAACAGTTGCAAAATCCAATAGCAGGTGGACAGCAAGAGTTTCAGCCTGAGTGGATAAGATACTATGAGGTTAGGCCGCAAGTCCTCAACGTATACATCATGTGCGATTATGCAGGTTCAAGAAATACAGGTAGTTCTAACACTGCTATGTCAGTTGTAGGAGTAGATACTCAGCTTAACAAGTACCTTTTAGATGGTGTTTGTCACAAGATGAATCTATCAGAAAGATGGACAGCAGTAAAAGAACTGCATAAGAAGTGGGTAAGAGCTGAAGGTGTGCAAGTTGTTAAAGTTGGCTATGAACGTTTTGGGGCGCAGTCTGACATAGAGCACTTTGAAACAATGATGGAGATAGAGAAGTATTTCTTTAGCATTGAAGAGCTGAATTGGCCCCGTGATGGTGATTGTGCAAAAGATAACCGCATAAGAAGATTGCAGCCAGACTTTAAAAACTGGCGCTTCTTCCTTCCCTACACTGGCGACATGACAAGAGCACAGCGAGACGCAAAAGCCAGCAATAAAGGTCATCTAATATCAAAGCAGATACGCAAAGTAAACCAAGATAAACGGGTTTATGATGTTGCTGAGCATATGATTAAAAACGAATACTTGTTTTTTCCTAATACTACACTTAAAGATTTTCTTGATGCTACATCACGTATTTATGATATGGATGTATGCGCACCAATGATATACTTAGAGGGCGCGTTAGAGCCTGAAGCTTATGATGATTAAGGGGTTAAAATGATATTGCAAGGCACCGCTAAGAATGTGCGAGATATGGGTGTAGCTCGGGATGTTGCCGAAACACTGAATAAACATTACCCCGGTCATTTATGGGCTGTATCAATTGAGGGCCAAGTGATAGCAATTAAGAACCTCGCAATTAGCCACTCACATGGCATGGTTCTACACATGGATTCATATTACGCTGATCCATCGCGGCTCAAAGTTGTGCGCATGGGTGGTGAATTATTAGAGCGTGCTCACTTCAGACGCGGGAAAGATACAGGTGAAGATGCGCATATACTTGAGGGTGTAGCGGATAAGTATCAGCCAAGCAATGGAATCATACGATAATGACCGACTGGTTAAAGATTGCAGCAGAAACGTTTGAAGATTCTATAAGTTACTTTGACGCAAACCACAGAAGCAAAATAGAAGATAACATTAGAATGTTTCGCGGTGAGCATCCACAGGGCTCAAAGTATACGAAAGATAGCTACAAGAACCGTTCACGTCTATTTCGTCCTAAGTCGCGTTCTGTTACTCGCAAAAATGAAGCAATGGCGGCAACTGCTTATTTTTCGAACATGGATTTAATCGACATAACCGCGCAAAACCCTGATATACCAGAGCAAGCTGCATCAGCAAGCATTATGAAAGAGATAATGCAGTATCGGTTAAGTAAAACTATACCTTGGTTTAAGTTGGTCATGGGGGCGATACAGGAAGCGCACTATGCTGGAATTGTTATCTCTTACCAGTCATGGAAATACAACGCTACAAAGAAAACTTACAAAGAAATATCGATTAATGAATTCGGTGAAGAAGTCGAAAACGAAATAGAAGAGGAAGAAATTATACAGGATGAGCCATGTATTGAGCTGGTTCCTATGGAAAACTTCCGTTTTGATCCTGCAGCAAGCTGGCTTGACCCCATCGGTACGTCACCGTATTTAATACATCAAATACCAATGTATTTCCAAGATGTTAAAGCGATGATGAAGCAAACCGACACTAAGACGGGTATGCCCAAATTTAAGCAGATGGAAGACGGCGAAATTCGCGTTGCTATGAATAGCTTAGCTGATAGCACAAGATCACAGCGAGAAGGCAATCACGAAGATAGCAAGCAATCTAATAAGCCCATACGTGAATTTGAAATAATTTGGGTACATCGAAACATTGTTAAGATGGACGGTAAGGACTGGGTATATTACACACTTGGCACTACTGCACTTTTAACCGATCCTGTTGAGATAAAAGAGGCTTATTTCCATGGTGAGCGGCCTTATGTTATCGGACAATGTACGATAGAAGCGCATAACCCTATACCGCAATCAATCATTGGTATTGGTGCGGACTTGCAACGCGAGGCTAACGAGATTGTTAACCAGCGATTAGATAACGTTAAATTTGTGCTGAATAAGCGTTGGATTGCTAAACGTGGCGCTAATGTCGATGTTCAAAGCTTGTTACGTAATGTGCCCGGCTCAGTCACTATGGCTAATGATGTTAATGGTGATGTGAGGGAAGTTAATTTCCCTGATGTAACCGGCTCTTCATATGCTGAGCAAGACCGTGTGAATGTTGATTATGACGACTTGGTTGGTAATTTCTCGTCTGGTTCAGTGCAAACTAATCGCGGATTAAATGAGACGGTAGGCGGATTAAATCTAATCAGTGCTGGCGCTAATCAGATGAGCGGCTATCTTCTGCTTACATTTAATGAGACTTGGTGCGAACCTGTATTAAGACAGTTACTTAAATTGGAACGGGCTTATGAAACTGATGAAGTCATTATTGGTATTGCTGCAGAGAAAGCACAGCTATTTCAAAAATATGGCATAGATGAAATTACAGATGCGCTAATTGATCAAGAGTTGGACTTGACTGTAAATGTGGGCATGGGTGCTACTGATCCGAATATGAAGCTTCAAAAGTTTACATTGGGCATGAGTTCACTTAGTCAGATATCCGCGACCGCTCCACAGAATGTGAACATGGAAGAAGTGACAAAGGAAATATTCAGCCACTTAGGCTATAAAGATGGAAAGCGGTTCTTTAAAGAGGAAGACCCTAAACTTCAACAGATGCAGCAAATGATTCAACAGCTACAAGCGCAATTAGAATCTAAACAAATGGAGATTGAGGCGACACTAAAAGGTAAGTTGTTAGAATCCGAAAGTGAAGCAATGATGCACGATGCAGATTTAGAATTTAAATATGATGAACTTGAAACAAAAACAGCATTAGAACGGGTGAAGATTGGACAAAACTAAGCTTTATGAAGCGGCTATAGCTGGTAAAGATGCAGAAGAGTTCTTTAGTTCTAGCGTGGGTAAATATCTGCTTACCCAAGTATCATTGGAACGTGAGGAAATGGTTACACAATTACTCTCCACTAACCCATGGAGAAAGGGTAAAATAAACAAACTACAGGCTGAAATTAAGGCGAATGATAAGCTAATTTCATGGATAAGCGAATTAATAACAACAGGCCACCAAGCAATACAACTACTAGAGGATGAACAATGAGTAAAGAAGCTACCGAAAGCGGCGTTTCAAGTAAAAACCAGTCGCGCCTAAATGTCATGGAAGAGATAGCGAAGCGAAACGATGAAGAAAATAATGAGTATCGTCGCAAGATGGGTGAAGTTACCCCTGAAGCTGGTGAAGAAATTGAAGAAGAAGCAGAAGAAGATGCTGAACCAGACCCAGAAGAAGAGCCAGAGGCTGTAAAAGAAGACCCAGAGCACGAATTAATTATTGATGGCGTCGCTACTAAGGTGCCATTAAGCAAAATTACAGATGCAGGCAAGCGAGCATTACAGAAAGAACTTGCTGCAGATAAACGCCTCGAAGAAGCAACACGCTTGCTGAATGAGGCTAAACAGTATTCACAACCATCGAAAGACGTTGAGAAAGAAAAGCCACCCGCTGTGGGCGCTGAAGATATACAAAAAATCCAGTACGGTACTGAAGAAGAAGCTATTTCTACAATGACAAAGCTGATGTCATCCAATCGGATGACACCCGCCGAAATTGCGCAATTAGTAGATTCTCAAGTATCGAAGAAGCTGGAAACAAACGACATAGTAACGCGATTTAAGGCAGAGTTTAGCGACATTATAGATGATCCCTACCTCTTTAATATTGTATCAATGGAAACAGATAAGCTATTGCAAAATGGTGAACCTAATACCTATGAAACTTATAAAAAGGCGGGTGAAAATATAAGACAGTGGCGAGGTGTTAAGCCTGATAACTCTATTAATGAAAAGCGTGAAAAGAAAAAAGGCATTGTTGATATAAAAACAGCGTCTACAAAGACCGCAGCGCCTACAGAAGATAAGATAGAAACAGTTGCAGACGTCATCGGACAGATGAGAAAAGCACGACACCAAATATAAGAGGATACAAAAATGACACAATTATGGGCAACCGACAGTTTAGGTGGTTTCTTATCATCTAATAAACTGTCAAAGAAATTACGGCATGCATTGCAACCAATGACAAAATTCCGTCAGTTTGCAGATGTTAAAGATGGCTCGCAGCAAGGGAAAAAGAAAGGTGACGTATTCACTTATGATATTTTCTCCGATATAGCGACACAAGGCACAACTCTAACAGAAACTAATGTTATGCCAGAGTCGAACTTTACGATCACACAGGGAACATTGAGTATTACAGAATATGGTAATAGCGTTCCTTACACTGGGAAATTAGACGATCTGTCTGAAGTGCCAGTAATGGAGATTGTAAATAAAGTATTGAAAAATGATGCAACGAAGGCTTTTGATACAGCCGCACATGCTCAATTCAATGCTACACCGTTACGCGTTGTTCCTACAGGTGGCACAGATACCTCGGCGGTAACTTTAACAACTAACGGGACAGCTACCCTAACAAATGATATTGCGTTCAATAACGATCATGCTAAAGCGATTGTTGACATCATGAAGGAGCGTAATATTCCTGCATATACTGCAGATGATTATTATGCAATTGCATGGCCTACAACTTTACGTACGTTCAAAAACAACCTTGAGGATATACACCAGTATACTCCCGAAGGGCTGAACATGATCATGAACGGTGAAATTGGCCGTTATGAAAATGTTCGATATGTTGAGCAAACCAATGTAGCTAAGGCTGCATGGACTAACGCTAAGTCAGATTGGATATTCTTCTTTGGTTCTGACAACGTTGCTGAGGCTATTGCAGTGCCAGAAGAAATGCGCGGCAAAATCCCCACGGATTATGGTCGATCAAAAGGTGTCGCTTGGTATTATTTAGGCGGCTTTGGAATTGTTCACAGTGCGGCGGCTCAAGCTCGGATTGTGAAATGGGATAGCGCTGCTTAAGGAGTAGTAACATGACTAATAGATATGATCATCCTACGTGCGCAACTGTACAGCAGTTAACATGTAACAACGTAACCGGCATTGCATCAACTACGTTTCAAAAGATACTTTTCCATCAAAAGGTGAAGGTTCTTGGAATTCGTAGCTTGGTTGTGACTGCAGGAACTAATAATGCGGCAGGCGTTGATATTTACAACGGAACTACGAGCGTAGGTTCAATTACTCACGGGACTGATGCGGCATTAAGTGTCAATTCATCCGGTGATTTGAATGTAACTGTGGACGCTGGTTCTTTTATTGATTTACGCGGTAAAGCAACATCAGCAACAATGGTCAACTCTTACGCAATCATGTATCAGGTTCTACCTGACGATGCTAGCGCGTTCTAGTGTTTGATCCATCTAAAAGTTATGGGGTGGTCTATGGCCACCCTGTAATCAAATACGAACAAAACAATAAACAATATACAGCTAAGGGTGAATTATATGGTGTGGAAGCTGGAAAACCCGCAAGGAAACGAAAGCGCAAAGATCAAATGGGAGCTAGTACCGTACACGAGGGGCAAAACACTTGATTTAGGTTGCGGTCCTTACAAGACGTTCCCACATTTTATTGGCGTTGATAATGGGCATCATGACAAGCAATTCGGATGGCAGAACAAAGCAGACTTAATTATAGATAGCTGTGAAAGGCTGGATTTAATCGCTTCACAATCCGTTGATGCGGTGTTTAGCTCGCACTTGCTAGAGCACATAGAAAATACAGAGAAAGCATTAAAAGAGTGGTTTAGAGTCATTAAAATAGGCGGCTATTTATGCTTGTATCTACCACACAAAGAGTTTTACCCAAATATAGGTGAAGCTGGTTCAAACCCAGACCACAAGCATGATTTTTTACCTCAAGACATAATTGACATTATGCAGTCCATCAAAGGATGGGAACTGGTAGAGAATCAAGAGCGTAACGATGATGAAGAGTATTCATTCTTTCAAGTATATAAAAAGCGTTCAGACAAGAAGAACGTCATTAATATTAAGCAGAGACCAAATAAAAGCTGTGCATTAATACGGTACGGTGCATTTGGTGACATGATTATGGCGTCAAGTGTCTTTCCTGCGTTGAAAGCGCAAGGTTATCATTTAACGGTGTTCTGTGTGCCTACGGGGTACGATATAGCAAAGAATGATCCTCATATAGATGAGTTTGTTATACAAGGCCGCGATCAGGTTCCAAACGCTGATTTAGGGCAGTATTGGGAATATTTAGAGACTAAATATGACAAGGTTATAAACCTGTCCGAAAGCATAGAGGGTACATTGCTTGCTATGCAGGGGCGTATTAATAACACATGGCCAGATTCAGTTAGACGAAAAGAATTAAACAAGAATTATTTAGAGTGGACACATCAAATAGCAGAAGTCCCCTTCCCTATAAAGCAGAATTTCTACCCGACTGAAGAAGAGAATATTTGGGCAAAGAAAGAAAGGGCGGCGTTAGGGAGTGATTCATTCGTTATTATGTGGTCACTTTCTGGTAGTGGATTACACAAAACATGGCCGCATATTGATGCGTGTTTTGCTCGGTTAATGATTGAACATAAGCACGTTAAAATCATTCTGGTAGGTGATGCGACGTGTCAGATACTTGAACAAGGCTGGGAAAACGAGAAGCGCGTTATCTGTAAGTCTGGTAAGTATTCAATACGTGAATCTATGGCGCTAGCAAAGCATGTAGATTTGGTTGTTGGGCCTGAAACTGGGTTATTGAATTGCGTAGGTATGGAAACATTACCTAAAGTGATTTTACTCTCTCATTCAACAATAGAGAATTTAACGAAGCATTGGATTAATACAGATTCAATTGAGCCTACAGTACCGTGTTACCCATGCCATAGATTGCATTATGGTTTTAAGCACTGTTTTCAAAATGAAGAATCCGGCACATCTGAATGCATGCATCAGACCGGCGTAGACGTTGTTTATAATGCGATAGATAAAAGGATTCAAGAATGGCCACATCTGGCAGCGTAGACTATACGGTTACAAGAAGCGACATTATACAGGCAGCTTGCGAAACTGTTGGTGTTGTAAGCATTGGGGATGCAATACCAGCCGAGTATTCAGCAAATATTATTCGATCATTGAATATGTTGGTTAAGCAATATCAGTCACAAGATGATTATGCGGCTGGTTTGAAAATATGGCATAGACGTAGAGCAACATTGTTCTTACAGAAAGACACTAATCAATATTTAATCGGCCCCACGGGTACGCATGCTACAGAATCATATGTAAGAAGCACGTTAACTGCAGCGGTATCCATATCAGGCACAGCATTAACAGTTACCTCAATAACTGGAATATCATCTGGCGATTTCATTGGTGTGGTCATGGATAACAACAAAATCCACTGGGATACCGTGAATGGCGCACCTTCGGGAACTACGGTTACATTAACTACAGGCATGGAAGCGGCAGCATCATCGGGTAATTATTTTTTCACTTACACGACTAAAACACGTAGACCGCTGAACATACTTACAGCATCATTAAGAAATACCAGTGATGAAGATACTGCTTTGGGGTTTATGGATTTATTAGAATATGAATCTATACCAGATAAGACAGCGGACGGAACACCAACAGCATTATTATATGAGCCTGTTTTGGGTAATGGTCGGCTATTTATCGACTACGAACCAACAGATGTAAGCCAAGTATTAAGGTATACTTACTTGAGTGATGCAGAGGATTTTGATAATGCTACAGATAATCCAGATTACCCAGCGAATTGGTTTAGAGCATTGAAATATAATCTAGCTGTTGAGATTTCACCAGATTACGGCATGCGTGTATCTGATGATTTAAGAGCATTAGCAGTTGAATCGTTAGCTATTGCTAAGAACTCAAACCCACAAACAACCAATCTATATTTCGAGCCTAACAAAGATGAGTAATCTTCCGATTGTTGGGCCTGCCTACACAAATAGAAGTATTCCCACGAATGCCCAAGAGCTGGTGAACATGTACCTGAATTCTGGTGGTGTTGGCGGTCGCGACATGATCACAAGAACACCAGGATTGTCACTTTATGCAACGGCTGGTAATGGCGCTATAGTCGCAGCATTCAACTATAACGATACTTTGCACGTAATTAGCGGCACTAGCTTATACAGTGTAGTTAACGGCACAGCTACGTTAATCGGTGTTATTTCAGGCACAATCAGACCATCATGGTGTAAATATGTCAGTAGTGCGGGAGTTAATGAGGTATTTATTGTTAGGGGTTCTAGTGGGTACACGCTCAGTGGCTCAACTCTTACTCAGGTTACTGATGCGGATTTTCCGGCGGTAGCGAATTACTGTACATCTATTAAAAATATCGTATTAGTTGCGGCGAATGGGAATTTCTTTCATGGTGCCTTAGCCGGTGACGCTACATCATGGAATGGGTTAGATTATGATCAACCAACGGATATAGGTGATATTGTCGCAATCCTTGAA